TTTAGCTGCGAAGTTAACTGTCTTTGTGTAATCGCCCATGAAGCACCTATAAAGGAAGGATAATAAGAAGAGCCTGAGTAGGCTTTAACACCCACTCAGACTCTGTGCTACTTACTAGGAGTCATTGCGACTCCGCTATTGCCTATACACTCGCTAGAGCGACGCAGAAGCCTGCTTCAGGACGGTACACCTTAGTACCATAGATGCGGTCAGACGTATACAGGTTAGACAGGAATTCCTGCTTGTATTGCGTCTGCGATCTAACACCAACCTGCTCAGCCAGCACGATGCCGTCTGTGTGCCAGAGCATAGAGCCTCTAACGTCGATACTACCACCAGCGTTCTGTGCAGCAGTCTCGATTACAGGTACGTTAGTGGAGCATAGGAAGTTACATCCATACACTTCACCGATCATGCCGTTTACAGTACCACGATTGCCTGTGAAATCACTAGAGTTGAAGCGAGTGATGCCCAACATAGTGTTCTTAGCGATAGGCGGGATTGCCCATGTGCGGCCTGTCATAGGCACGTCGTTATCATCCATCTTCTGTAGCATATCACGGATAACAACATCTGAGATGTCGTCACCAGCCGCTACAGTATCATCAGCAAATAGCGATACAGAAGTACCGGCATTAGCGTAGAAAGAACCAGAGTGGATGTAGTCAGCGCTGTCTGAGTCGCCCCAGCCAAGGTTGCCTGTGGTGAACAACTTAGTGTCTACCTGTGTAGCTAGTGCGAAACCAGCGTCGTCTGTGAAGAACTTACGCATAGACTCTAGAGCCTGTACATCAGTGAGGTCTTCGATCAGGCGTGAGTATTCCCAATGCTGGTCAATCAAGATAGACAGTTTAGTGTCTACGTTGTTCTGAACAGTCACTGCGGTGTTCTCTGCCTTCGCGTATGCTGCACCACGAACAGGCTGAGGCACGTGGATAGTGTCGCCTTTCTTACCGTTGAAGGCCATCTTGCGTACATGAGGTGCTACGACAAGGTTGGTCTTATAAGCCGCAATAGTTTCATCACTCCAAATCTCAGGGATGAACGCTGCTGCGCTAGTGTTGTCTACAAAGCCGCCCGTGGCGGGAAATGTGGAAGTTGCCATGCTACTTTACTCCGGTTTAGGAGATAACCCTCTTCTCTGCGTATGCTGCCATTATTTCAGGCTGTAGTTGAGAATATCGTTCTGGGTCATCCATTTTAAGTTTAATTAAGTCAGTCCGGCGGTAAAGTTTACGATTGTCCCCGTTAGAGCCAGGAATGGCCCCTGTGCTAGCTTTCTGCGTCTGTTGGCGTTTGTCGTTAAGGACAGCGGCGTCGGACTCATTAGGCTGTGTAGTCTCTGTTACAACTTCGGCAGGTTTGACCCTCTTCCATTCGGAGAGAATCTCGTCTGCGGCTTCTACGTCATAATTGGCATTAGCTTCTGACAAGGCTCTCGCCCTGTATTTGCTCCCGTCCACCCATTCTTTGAACTTAGGGTCTGCCAACACTTCTGTTATATCTGAGTGTTTATCAGTTAACGTATCAAGCGCTGCTTGTTGCTGTGCAGATACTACCTGCTCCCTAGCTGCTTTAATGCTAGGGTGGTTGTCAATGATCTTAGATATACTGCCTCTAGGGTCATCAAACAGGTCAATCTCTTCTTCAACCTCCGGCTCATTGGTTGTGGTTTGTTGCGTAGATTGTGACTGATGTGTTATAAAGTCATCTACAATTTTCCTTAGTTCCCCAACTTCAGCGCTTTGCCTTCCAGCTAGTCGCTCAGCATTCTGGTGCATCTCCGCAATTTCTTGTATTGATTTACCTTTATACTTGTCGGGTACGTCTGGGGCCGCTTCTTCAGCAGGCGGTGTAGTTTCCGCAGCTTCTACAGCTTCGGGTACAACCAGCGTTGCTTCATCCTGGCTAGCTACAGGTTCCAGTGCTTCTGGGTTGTCTGTTGGCGTTGTAGAGGACGCATTAGCGTCTACGTCTATCAGTTGTGCTGACATTAATAAAACTCCGTGACCTAGTCATTGTGGAGAAAGTTAATTATGTGGACGTCGGTTCAAGTCCCATGCTGCATCGGAACCGTGATTGGCCGTCGCCTTCTGTTCGAGCTTCATGTGCTTCTCACGCTGCCTCACCCACTTCTCAGTAGCCTTTGGAAAGTCTCCACTGATATGGTTTAGCTTTGCTCTAGGAGCGCATACCACTCTAGTAGCTGGTTTATCACACACTTCGCAGGTACTCTGCCGGACTTCGCCGTTAACGAACTGTTCGCTGACGTGTCCTGCTTCGCACCTAAAATCGTATAAGAACCTCACGAGTTGTAAAGTCCTGTGCCGACTGTGTAGTCCTGTGACTCCAACGACTGTAGATAATCGTTCTCTATGATGTCTGTGTTATCACGCAGATTCTGTAGAGTACGAATTATATCCATTTGACCGGCTCTGAAGAAGAGGTCTTCAGCAGATCGGGTCTGTTCTACGGAGTTGATGTTAGGAACACGCTCTACAAAGGTTTCTAAGAGAACTTTAAAGGGTTGATAGTCCCAAAGCTCCTTCATAGCCTCAATATACTGCTCCAACTGCTCGTCTCTCGTAGTCTCACTCATCTGTTTCTCCTATTTAGGACAGAATCTCTTGACATTCCGGTAAGAATGTGCTATAGACAATACTATAACACAGAATTACCCAAAAGTCAAGCTGTTTCTTCAACTTTCTTCGTAGCCTTGGACGATGTCTTAGGTTTTGGAGCCGATTTAGCCTCCAACGCCTCTAGACGGGCTTCAAAGCCCTGTAGAGCCTCGTTAACTTCTTCCTGTAAACGCTGTAGGTCTTGTCCCGTTACTACTATTGAGTAATTCATTGCTTTCTCCTGGTTGGTTTGAGGAACTAAGTTTTCTCATTTCATCAATACTTAGCTTTTTCTCTGTGAGCATTCTATCTGTAACTGCGAGACGCCGCTCAAACGCCTCTTTCGTAGCATCAGGCGGCAATGTAGCCGCTATAGCCTTGATCTGGTCTATCTCTAGCTCCACAGGGACTGCGAGAGTCTCTGCTTTGTACTTCAACGCTCTGGCCTTGCTCTCAGCCGCTTGACCCTCTAGAGCCTCGCTCTGGCTGTTCTGGAAGCGCATCTGAGCCTCTTCTACGGCCTGCTGCTTCTCTTGAGCCTCTGGAGACACTTCAGCACCTGCTTTGAGAGCAGCAATAACTTCTTCTCTGTTGGAGATGTTCATGTGGTTCACAACAGCCTCCAGTAGTAGAGGCTTGAGAGGGCTGTCATCACCCATTGTCTGAAGAAGCTGTCCTAGCTGTGCTACCTCGTACTCACGAGCTACGATGCCTAGATTACCCTTAACCACGAACTTGTAATCCTTGGCAGGGAACTTCTCAGGCTCGTATTGCATATAACGCCACGCGACCTTGTTGATGAAAGGAACTAGGAAGCTCTCCTCAAAGTTGAGCTGGGTGCGCTTGTGGCGCTTAACTATCGCTCCAGTTGACATAGACATCGTAGCCGCGCCTGTGTCTCCTGGAAGAGTTGAAGGGGTCATGTCTACAGCGCCTGTGGCCTGCTGCACCATGCTGTTGAGCGCCTGAGCCTGCGGGAACGTAATCTGTCCCACCTGACCGAATGTAAACGGATGCAACACCTCACGAGGGTCGCCGTTGGTAAGAATGATCTTTCCTGGAGCCACTGTAGGTCTAGCACCTCTAGGCATTCTAGAAGCGTCCATTCCCATCATAGGATGCACTGTAAGACCTAGAGCGTCAATCCTAGCCCTCATCTCTGCGTCTAGAGCCTTCTGACTGTTATAGCCCTTCTCACACACGCCTCTGCCTTGGAAGCGGCTAGGCACTTTATCCCACTGAAAGGCTACGATGTTTCTATCGCCCATCATGTTTGGGTTGGCTTCTGCTTTGAGCAATGTAGTTCCATCAGCAATGATGACTATAGCCTCTACCATGCTGCTAGGGGCTTCTTCGTCGTCCTCGAGGCCCAGGTCTACCACATCGTCTTCATCTTCCTCAGAGGCCTTCTCAAGCAGCTCTCGTGGCACTAAGCCGAAGTATTTAGTAAGCCTTGTCTGGCCTTTGGCGGGAGCAGACAATTCAGGGTCGGCTTGTCGCTCTGTGTCTGTAACGTCTGTGGTGAGGCCAACGTCTCTGTAAATGCCTTGCTCCTGTAGCTGCTCGATAGCAAACGTAGGAACATCCTTATCAACAGCACAGCCCATAGCCTGATCTGGCTCAATGCCCTCTGCTGCGCTATCACATAGGAAGTTGCGGGGCATCACAGGAATGAGCTTGGTGATTGTGCGCTCTACGTCCATAACACCGACTGCGTTCAGGCCTTGGCCCTCAATAGGCTGTGTAGCCGGTACAGTCTCTGTAATGGTGTCTAGGACAAGCTCTCCAATGCCTGTGCCAAAGATGGCGGCATTGAGGATACACTCAGCGATCTTCTGCTTAGTTCGTAGCTTACCGAAGTCCTCGTGCATCATCTTACGGAGCTGTACTACGTCTTCGTTGTCTGGGTCGTCTTTGTCGTCTGAAATGTCAAACCACTTACCACGCCCGAAGGTGGCTTCTTCAATCTCTGCTACGTTGCTCTCAACAGCCTGCTGTAGCGCTGGAGAGATGATACGGCTTCGCTCTGTCTCTCTGGTGCGGTCTTCAGCGGCCCAGATGCCTCGGAAGAGGCGGTAGTATTCATCATGCTTCTTAGCGTAGTTGGTGCGGTAGTTATCCCGCCATTGATCGCAATAGCCCATCACCCACTCTTCTAGGGAGTCTGTTGCTGCCGGTGTAGTGCTGTGTATGGGGTCTACTATTGTTGCGGCCATATTAGTATCCAGAGTAGTCGTCTATTGGGTCGAAGTCGTCAAACTCGAAGTCTTCAGTGTATGTCATCTGCTGTAGTTGGTCTACATACGACAGAGCATCAATCATATCGTCATGCGTCAGCGGGTCAGGAAACTGAAACAGCTCGTCTAAGAACTGCGCGTTCCAATCACCTGTGTTGAGCCTTATAACACCGTTCTCAAAACGGCCCTGTAACGCCCATACAATCCTATCAATCTTACGCTTATTACCGTGTGTCAGCTCCTCAATCCTGAAGAACCTGTTGTGCTTACGCATCAGATCGGACAGAGGAGACACCACAGCCTGCTTAGCTATGCCCTTCTCTAGTCCTACTCCTTTAGGTCTATTAAACTCCACAGCGCTAAAGAGCTTCCTAGCTGTCTCATCGAGCGTCCAACGCCCAACGATCATGTCCTTCACCCACCAGTTAAACTTGCCGTGGTCGTCCTGGAAGTCACCAATCTTGACTATGGCGTAGCAGGTGTTGTCTCGTCGCTTCTTGTTAGTTCTCTTGCCTTCTTCTTCAAAGCCTGCCAAGTCACCAGCGATGTACCAATCCCCGCCTTCAGGCTCCTTGTCGTTGAAGCGTACCCATTCGTCTTTGAACTGCTCAGACCCTTTAGCTTGAAAGGACGCCATGTATTCCTGCCTAAAGGCAAAGGACGACATAGTCTTCTTAGCCTCGTCAATCTCGTTAGGGTCTAGGAAGGGGTTGTCATAGCTTGTGTAGTGGTGTGCGCTCCATTGGTCGTTATCAGCCAGCTCTGCGTATTGATAGATGTCATAGAAGTGGTTACGGCCTGCTGGTGTTCCGATGAACAAGACAGGGGCTAACAAGTCCGTACACGCTGGTCGCAATATGACGTCCCATGTGTCGGGTTTCATGGAAGCATATTCGTCTAAGACTAAGTAGTTTAGACTCACTCCTCGCAGTGTATCAGGCCTGTCAGCCCCTTTCAGGTAGATCATACGCCCGTTAATGAGCGTAATAGTCATGTTGTTGACGTGGCTGCTCTTGATGACGTCGTGGCCCAGCTCTAATAGCTTCTGCCATATAACGTCTCTAGCCATCTGCTGCGTAGGGGCAACGTAGAACGTCAAGCCCTTCTTAGCCTGTAGAGCAGCAACAAGGAGCTTATAGGCAGCGTATTCAGTCTTGCCTGTACGCCGCCCTGCTCCAATCACTTGTATACGAGCTGGGTCGTTCCACACCTCCGCCTGCCAAGGCAGTAGTGAGATGTCAAAGCCTGTTGTGTTGCTCAGAGTAGTTCTCCGTTAGGGCTACTGTTACATAAATGCTAATGAGACTAAGACGATTGGAATGCTGAAGTAGCAGAATAGGAACAAATAAACCCACTTAGCCATCGCCGCCTTACAGTCGCTACAAACCCACCGAGTCCTTCCTTGAATACGTAGGCTAGGTGTCTTCACCATCTGCCTATCATGCTTATCGCAATAGCACATCAATAGCTCCAGAGCATCGGCTCTGTCCTTCGCTTGTCTAAATGTACAAAGCCTTTAGAGACGCCAATGCCTGTGAAGCCAACCACGAAGGCCATCTCCACTACTTTGCGTCGTTGCTTGCCGCCTGTGACACGTACATCGGCTGCTAAGCCTCTGTTGTGTTGTCCTGGCGTAGCTTTACCAATCTCTTCTGGGTGCGTCTTGTGTCGATAACCAGAGGTGACAACTAGGGGAAACCCACAGACATAGCGGAGCTGGTCGAGGCTGTGAATGAAGCTGTCCTTTATCTCGTTCTTTCCTGTGTGGCTGCA